ACCTGTCCAGAGGCAGGCGGGTTTATTCCCCCGAAGGGTCTTGTATTCACCGCCCTCCCGCCATAAGCGAGATGCACCCGGATTCCGGGCACAAAAATAGCCGCAACTAACGTGACGGCTTGCCGTCTGGATCAGAGGGTTCTTACTCCCCCACGGCGGGTTATTTCCGCCGATAGGTTGGACCATACGCCTGTTGCGGAACGTCGTCAAGTGTGAGAGATGTGCAAAATGAACACCGTGTGTTTTTTGCACATCACTCGTTGACGTCATACCTTTTAGTGTGTATATTGCACATACTGCTTGCGGAGTTGAAGGGAGGTGGTGTCCATGATCAGCAGCAGGAAGATAATCGAGAAACTCGAGGCAGCAGGTTGGGTATTCGAGAGGCAGGGCAAGGGTGACCACGTGATCTATATTCATCCCGATCACGATTTCCCAATTGTCGTAGTCCATCCGCGTAAGGACTGTCCGATTGGATTGGTTAGGAAAATTGAAAGGCAAAGTGGAGTGAAGCTGCGTTAAGCAGCTTCCCCCGCTCTTCGGGGCGGGGAAACCACTGGGAGATGAACTGATACACAAGAACGATATCAGTGGATAATTACAAATAATTAGGCAAGTCAAAACACAAAGATGGAGGGAATGCCTGCTACACAGAAAAAGGTTTTTAATATTGTTGTAGATGGCATTCGAAGTATGAACATGGAACGAAGCTATACAGCTATCATCGAAAAGGACAACGATCAGTATATCGTCAGTTTTCCTGATCTTCCGGGCTGCATGACCTTCGCTAATAGTTTGGAAGAGGCCTATCAGAATGCACGGGATTTGTTGCCGGTGTATCTTGAGGCCATGTACGAAAACGGCAAATCCATCCCGGAAGCTACCGGGTATGAAGATGTCAGAAACAGTGTCGAAAGTGGCGAAGATGAAGATGGAGAGTTTATTGGTAAGTTGTTGGTCTCGGCGCGGATGCCGGGCAAGATGGTGAGAACCAATATTACGTTGGAATCCTATCTTCTCGAGGCGATTGATAGACTGACAACCAATAGATCTGCTTTCTTCGCTGATCTGGCAGAAAGAGAGATCAGAAAGCGCAGTCATCCCGTTTGATACGGAATAGTGACTGTGGTCTTTGAAGCCCGTGCCATCCCCGGCACGGGCTTTTTCCTTGAGAGTGCAAGATTGCATCATGTCCCCCTGATGGACAGTTGTTCAAGCCGGGTTTGGCTGTGCCGTGTCTTGAGCGATATGAAGATTGACGCCAGGTGCCGGTTTCAGGCTTGGCCGCAGGGTGCGGATGGCGTTCATTTCGGCAAGAAAGACGTGGAGACAGTCGGGGTTGCGGCATGACAGGGTTATTTCCCTGTACATGATTGTGACTTGTCGGGTTTTGGCAGTGCTGCAGCTTGACCCGCAGTGCGGGCATTTCATGGCGTTGTGACCGGAGGCAGACATAGATCAATCCTTTGCGATTGTTGCTGGTGCGCCCCCCGGCGCTGATTTACCTGATTGTTGCAGTCCCCAGATGAACAGGTTCAACAGGGAGATAAGCTGTTGGAATTCCGGGACTAGCTGATTGCGTTCGATGCGATCTATGTGACCGTCAAGCATGGCCTCGGACAGTGAGGCCATTCTTTGCGCAAGTTCATATTGCGCGTGATTTCCGGTGATCTGGAGTGAGGCCGAGAATTGTAGCGGGGTGGCGTTTCCGTAACCGGCATGCCGCAGGCAATCATTCACATAGTGCGGCCCAAGCGTCTGGGCGAGAATGATCCAGTCGGAGAGATTGGGGCAGGTTGCAGCGTTGCGCCACGACTTCACAGTGCGCGAAATGAACGGTGTTTGTTCTGCCAATTCCGGCAAGGAAATGCGCAGGCCATTGTCTGATCTGCGGCCATCACCAACATGCTTACGCAGGATGGATCCGTGCGTTTCCTTGAAGTTTTCCTGTCCGATGCACTGTTCGATAGACACGGCATTTCACCCCCCTGATGGTGTAAATGTATGTCATCACAATTATTCAAAACGAATAACAAAAGCAAGCGCGTTTTGTTGGTAGGCGATTGCATGGAGGTAGGGTTATGAGGAAAAAAACAGAGGATTTCAGCGATTTGCAGGGTGACCCAAAGATAGGCAAAAAACTGCGACAGGCACGAGAGCGCCTTGGTATGTCGGGGGATTCCGCCGCCAATTCCGCAGGTCTATCAAGTGCACAAACCCTGTACGGTTATGAAAAGGACCGCCGCGAACCGGACTTTTCCGCGCTGGTGCGTTTATGCAATACATTGGGCGAGACGCCTAATTCCCTGTTTTCATTCCCTGATTTTAACCGCAGTCTGATGGCGGAAGTCATGGTCGCGGTCGAGGAATTCATGCTGGCCAATAGCCGCAAGGTTGATCCCAAAATCAAGGCGCAGCTTTGCTTTGCAGTCTATGACGCGCTTGAGGCAGAACCCGACAAACTCAGAGATGAAAATGGTTCTCTGAACCTATCCGAACTGATGGGGCTGATGCGCCTAGCCCTTTGAGTAGCTTGGTATCTAGTTCGGTTAGGTTATTGAAAATCAACAATTTTATCCTTGACCTTGCGGGAATATTTCCGTCTTCTACTTGAACGGGCAGCCGGTGGGCGGGACAACCCACCGACTTCGTGCAAGGGACGTTGCACTACCAGACATATGGCTTTTCCCGTAGCCGTCTAGCCCCGCCTCCAGCCGGAGACCGGTGATTTATATGGTAGTCAAATGCGTCGAGTGAATGTTTTTCAAACACCGCGTGGTCGTCAGTCTTGGGATCGCGCAATGTGTCTTATCAGTCAAACCAAACCCGTCAAGAAAACTTATTGTGCACCGGTCCGATTGCTTGGATTGGCTGTCTTGTTGGTGTTTTTTTTCACCATAGCATCGCACCTACCCGGTCTGTTTTATTCATATTGAATAAAACTGTATGGCTTGAGTTCAACGTGGATCAGGCGGATATCATGCGGTTTTCCGTCAGGGGCGTGAAATGGCGCTGAACGAGGTTGTCGCGCCATCATTTGTCCATTCGTGCGAGACTTCCTGCGTAACCCAGTTGACGCTATTGATCTCCGGTCTCCATCCAGCAAGCGCAAGTGGTTGCCCTGCATGGATTGAAGGATCGCCGTTGGAGACGTTCAGGTTTATGGTCATCTGGCCGCGTTGCATTCGTGCCCATTCCGCCTTTGCCGCGTGATAGGCCGCGATCGCATTCGGGAAGATACGCTTCAGCGTCTTCCAGTTGTCACCGGATCCCGCTGTTGCATATTTGGTCCGGTTGGCGTTGTGGTCCCGCCACTTTGCCCGGACACCCGTAAAGGTGCCTTCCCGATCGGCAATCTGGAAGTGATGGGTTGCGGTCTGATCACGCTGGATATTTGCCTTGGGCAGAAGAATGCCACTGACCGTCTTGTCATAGCCGACCGGGGTAAAAAGCAGGCGACCGGACTTGATGGTGGCAATCGCGTCATAATCCTTACCCAGACGGGTCAGGAAGTTTGGATCGCTTTCGTTGGTCTGGTCGATGTGATCGATCGGGATCCCGGCAAGCCCATCCTCGATCGCGGGGATCAGGTCATACCGTTTGGCTATTGTGGTCAGGATCTCGCCAATGGTTTTGCCGTTGTAGGATTCCTCGCGCTGGATCTTGAACGGACCTTGGAAATCAGCGCTGCAGCCTGAAACTGTGACGATATCGGGTGGCCCGGATTCCGCGACCTGATCAATTGTGAAGCTGCCTTTGTCCTGGAGATCGCCGTCATATCCCAAAAACACCTGCAGTCGAACCCCGCGTTTTGGCAGGTTCAAGGTGCCATCCGGGTCAGACAGTTCAATCTCGCACTCGTCAGCTTCGACACCGGGCTTATCGACCACGCGTACTTTGTTGAGATACTTCTGCATGCGGGCGGTGACGTCGACACTGTCAGCGATAATCTGATACTGCGGGATCATGGTTTGCTATCCATCAGATTGCCAAGTTGTTCGTTGTCATCGTTGCCATAGCGGGTAAGTGAAATGGTGAACTCGATCTTTCGGGCAAGGCCATTTGAAATCATGTGAGACCGCGTTTCCTCGATCCGATCGATAAACCATTTTCCCAACACATCACCGTTGCCAGCCGTGAGGATCCACGCCTTGCCGCCTGCGGCCATTTCGCGCAATTTGTCCAAATGAACCGGACCACCAGTCAATTCCGGCATCAGTTTTCCATCAATGGTCAGGGTGTCGTTTCCCGGCCCCAGAAACTGATGTGCAGGTGCTTTGCCGAACCTGTTGGTTGCCGACCACCGATATTCTGTAGACCGCTTCAGGGTCTCATAAGGAACGGTTTTCAGTTCGAAGACAAACAGTCCAAGCGATAGCAGCATGTCAGTTGGTCCGATCAATCAGGGATGAACGTTCACGCGCCTGCTTGCGGCGCTCTATCATTTCGATCTGGCGGGCGACTTCCTTGGCTATCGCATCCGGGTCAGCCTCGGTACCGGCATTCACGGTAATGCTGTATGTGTTGTGGGCTCCCTGCATGGACATTTGATCAGCGGCACTTGCCGCCGCGCCCGGGGACGCGGCAAGAGCGGCTGCGATCGGGGCAACGGCAGCCGTTCTAACCGGGTCTGCAGCCTTGCGGATTGCGCTGCCGGTATCACTGGCGGATGGTCCATTGCTGTTGATTGTCAGGGCGCTTTTGCTGTCATCGCCAAACAGTCCACCAATAGCGTCTGACAGCCATTTGATCGGCTGCGCCAATGCTTGAAGCTTCTCGCTTATCCAGTCCCACGCAACGCCAAATGCTTCAGTGATCCCGGCCCACAGGTCAACGAAGAAGCCCTTGATCGGCCCCCAATACTCGTAAAGCAGATAGGCAGCCCCTGCGATGGCCATCACAGCAACGCCGATGGGGTTGGCGGTCAGCGCCATGCCGATGGCACGAATGCCAGCCGACACGATGGGAAAGGCGATCTTGGCGACGGATCCGACAAGCCCGATCCCCTTTCCAACCAGCCCCATGCCACTCCCCAGCACCCCAGCCTTGATGCCAAGCGCGGTAAAGGCAAATTTTGCCATGGCGAACGGACCAAGTAGACCGGCAACTGTGGTGGCCAACAGACCACCAGTGAAGATCAACCCGGCCAGAACGGCGGCTACCTTGACCAGTCCGCTTGCAAGTTCCGGGTTGGCCTTCACCCATCCCGTGATGGATCGCACCACGCCTGTTGCGGACTGGATCAGGCTGCGTAACGGTGCGTCGTTAGTGCTGGTCAGGCTGATATTCATGCCTTCGACCGCCGACCAGAAGGACTTGATATCCCCTGCCGCGTTATCGCCCATTTGCTTGGCCACGCGCGCGGTTTCCCCCATGGAGGTATTCAGAACATCAACAAATTTGGTGATTTCACCTGATCCGCCCTGTTCGACAAGGGTGGCAAACGCGGCCCCTGCTTCCTGACCAGCTATTGCGGTCAGGTGGGCAAGGCGCTGGGCCGAGCCCAGTCCCTCCGTCGATTTTGCAATATCGCCCAGGATATCAACCATGCTTCTGGCGTTGCCATTAAAGTCCATGGTTGAGATGCCAAGTTCGTCCAGTGCATCAAGGGCTTCTTTCGGGGGCTTGGACATGCGCGAGAACATGGCACGAAGGGCGGTACCGGCTTGGCTTCCCTGAATGCCGACATTGCCCAGAAGGCCGGACATGGCCGCAACGTCTTCAACTGATGCGCCGAATTCCTTTGCGATCGGGGCGGTGTATTTCATGGTTTCGCCCAACATGGACAAGTCCACGTTTGAACGGGTGAAGGTCGCGGTCATGATATCGCCCAACCGGCCCATGTCGCTGGCCTGCATACCAAATCCCGACAACACGTTCGATGCGATATCGGCTGTCGTTGCCAGATCCGTTGCACCCGCCTTCGCCAGATCAAGCATACCCGGCATGGTTTGCAGGATTTCTTTTGCTTCAAACCCGGCCATGGCAAGGAATTTCATGCCGCCTGCGGCCTCAGATGCAGAGAAACTGGTACTGGCACCAAGTTCCTCGGCCTGCGCACGCAGTTGGGACATGGCTTCGGACGCCTTGTCCAGCCGTGCAATTGCCCCGACGCCAGACATTTGTTCGTCAAACTCGATGCCTGCCGATGCCATGCGCCCGCCAAGGGCAATCGCCCCACCACCTGCTGCCATACCAGCAGCCCCACCAATCGCCATGTTTGCCTGAAGCTGCATGGTCTTTTGCATTTTGGCACGGGCGCTGGCCAGTGCATTGGTTTTCATCCGTGCCCGTTCAAGGGACTTGGCTTGCTTGTCGGCGGCAGCGCGGGCGGAATCCAAATCGGTTTTCAGCTTGCGCTGGGCATCGCCAAGCTTACGGGTATCTATACCTGCTGCGGAGAGCTTTCGCCGCAACATGCCAGTGGAGCTCGAAATCTGCTGTTGCGCATTTTCAAGCCGATTGACCTCTTTACGGGCGGCATTGAACTCGTTGCGCATCTTGCGGGTGACTTTGTCGGTCGATGCGATCTGCTGGCCGAGTTGCTGTGCGCGTTGTTGGGCCGTGTTCAAGGCCGCGGCGTTTTGACGTGCCGCGGCCTTGAGATCCTTAAATGACTTCAGGTTCCCAGATACCCGTTCAAGGTCGCGCACCCGTCCTGCAGCCTGCGCAAGCTGATCTTTCAACTGGCCGCTTGACTGTTTGATCTTGCGGAACGGTGCGCTGACCTTGTCGGCGGCCTGCATCAGAATGTTAAGCTTCAGATCAGACATGGGAATCCTGTCAGCTATCGGTTGGACTGTGCGGACTTAACGGCATCCGCCTCGACCTGAAGGAACTCGACCGCCAGTTCATAGGTTTCGGCCAGTTCTTCCAATGTCAGATTGTTGAAGACGTTGGGGGGGAAGGATCCCGGAAACGCCTTCATGATCAGTCCCCAAGCCATGGGGATGTCATCGGGGATGGTTACGCTGTGAAAAAATTTTCCGCGAGGCCCTGCATGATTGCGACGGAATCCCGTGGATCCATCATCTGAACATGGGCTTCGGTGAGCGCCGGGCTCGTGATGCGTGGCAACAGGCCGAACAGGACATTGGCATCAAGCTCGGAAAGCTGGATCAGTTTCACACCACGCAGATCACCGCCCAGAGGGCGACGGATGGTGGTTCTGTCCAGTGTCTTTTCAGAGCCATATGGAAGCGGCTTGACAAAGGTGTGATCAAAGCTGGCGTTAACTGCGCCGTTGGTTGCTGCGGCGATATCGTCGGTTTTCTTGGTCATGATGTGTCCCTTTCAAGAAAAAGCAGGAAGCCCCCCGGCGCTGCCTCTTGATCTGGGATCTTGGTTATGCAGTTAGGCCAAGCGCCTGACGGATCCCTGCCTGACGGTCCACACCGCCAACCTTTTCGATGCCGTTGATCAGATCAATTTCGATGATCACGTCGCCATTGACCGTGTACTTGAAATAGGTCAGTGGCATCTCGCATTTCATCTTGGCCATGTCACCGGATTTAAGGGTTCCGGGGTCCATCTTGGTGAAACGACCGCGCACGGACATTTCGATTGCATCAGTGTTGCTGTCAGCACCATCAGCCTTGGCTGCGGCCAGCAGGCGGACACCAATACCGGATGCATCCGGGACGCCGAATTGCTTCAGGATACCGGTGTTGAATTCGGCAAGGGTGAACTCAAGCTTCAAGGCTTCGACGCCAAGATCCAGTTCGACCTCGCCAAGCATACCGGCACCGCGATAGGCCTCGGTCACGCGCTCAATGACGGGGGTAACGACTTCCTCGGCAAGACCGGCAAGACCGACACCTTCAATGAACGCGTTCCAGTTCTTAATGTGTTTGGGCAGCATTATGCCAACTCCTTAAATGGGTTCAGTCCAGGCAACCAATGATCAGGCCGCTGCAACCATTGCTGCGAAGTCGACCAGATAATCATCGGTGATTTTCTGTTCGAACATCAGGTTTTCCAGCGGCGGTACCGGGGTGTAGTCATAGCTGATCATCAGCTTGCCGGATTTGAGTTCTTCCTTGCTGTTCTTTGCAGGGTCAAACCACGCTTCACCACCGATCAGATAGCCACTGGCAACAAGGCTGCGGAACTTGGCATTGACGCCATCAATGATGTCGCGCACCAGGGTCGGCGACATCGGCTTGTCAACAGCCCAGAAATGCGCTTCGGCCATGGTATCGGCCAGAACCTGTGCCGTCCGGGTGTAGTTTTCAAACGCAAACAGCGGATCTTCGCTGCAGGTGCGCGAACCCCAGAAGCGATAACCCTTGTTGTTGATCAGGGTGGTGACGTCCGCTGCGTTTAGAACACCTGCATCGGTGGCCGGGTTCTGAAGATCCCAATAGACATCCTTGCTGATGCCCGACACGCCATTCACAGGAACGTTCGAAATCGTCTTGTGCCAGCCGATATCTTCATCAATCTGGGCACGCAGACCAAGCGCACGGGCAACGGCGGATGCGGTGCGTTCGGTGCTGTTCACCGTGTCCCAATTGATGAAATCAGGATAGATCAGCATCAATTCACGCTGGCCGAAACCATCGCGATAGGCGGTCGCTGCCGGGATATCCTCGCAATCCCAGCAGGACGCGTAGGCAAAGGACCGGGTCAATTGCGCGATGGATGCCAGTTCGGCGGTGACATTGGCATTGTCGAGGCCGGGAACACCCAGAATGCGCGGCTGCACACCCAACAGCGGCTTGGCAGCGGTCAGGGCCTGCATGCCGGTCTTCTGGCCGCTTACGACACCGCCGATAAGGTTGGTCGTGGTTTCGGCTTCGTCCGCCCCTTCAGGCACACGCACAACGACCGTCAGGGGATTCCCGTGATCCTTGATCGCGTCCAGGGCATAGGGAAGGGTGCCATCATCACCTGCAGCACTGATACCGTCATTGATATCAGTGATAAGCACAGGACGGTTGGCTGGAAACACGTCTGTGTCTGCAGTCTCGCCGGTGCAGACAACGCCAATGACGGCAGTCTCGATCGTGCGGATCGGACGGGTGCCTTCAGACACTTCGACCACGCGCACGCCATGATGATATTCGGTTGCCATTTCGGCTTACTCCGTAACAGTTGCAGGGAAGGCCGGAAAACCGGCAGTGACATCGAAATCCATGTGCGCCTGAAGGTCATCAGGCAGGGCGTCGATGGCATATTCACGTTCGGTTTGCGCATCTGTGCAGGCGCACAACATCGCGCAGACGGCAAGGTTCAGATCAATGATCTGCTGTTGGGACAAAAGCGGGCTTGAATTGTCTGCCATTCGGACGATCTGACCGTTTTGAAGCAGGTTGGCTTTTGCCTGCTCTGCGATGCGATCGAGAAGCGCAAGGCTCAGTTCATCGGTCTGAACAACATAAATGCTGCCATTCACATCAAACTCGATACCGCCTGACATGCGGCGGAACTTGTGTTCCTTGACTTTACGTTCGAGCTTCGCCTTCGCCTGATCAAGACTGATCGGCGATGTTGGCCATTCCAGCTTTGCGGTCTGCTCCGCGCCTTCGCCTTCAAGCATAACGCTGGGTTGGTTTCCAACATCCTGCCATTCACTTGACGGCTTGGGCGTCTGGGTGATCGGCTTTACGAAATGCTCAAGCAATGTCTCCACCGAATGCTTGGTTGCATCGGTGAATGGGCGACCTGTGACCGCCGTGAAGCTGGTCCCGGTTTCGGTTCGGTTCAGCGACCAGTCATCGTTAAAGATCGCATATTTCGGGGTGTTCATTTTGATTTCTCCTTAACGCGCTTTCGCGAACTTTCCGGGGGTGAGTGCGTACATGCCGGTGTAGTATCTCCCGCCATTCGCGTTGGTGTGGGCACCGCCTGTATCGGATGCATTGGTCAAACACTTCGCACCGTTGGACAGAAGGTAGAACTTGTCCGAGATCGTGTTCTCTGGTTCGCTGCCATCCAGCCGCAGCTCATTGAACGCCGGGTTGGCATCACCAGCACGGACACTGCGAATGGTCGGTATCCCAACAGCATCACCGCGCACCACATCAAGCCAGAGCGGCGCGAAGTCAGCAGGGAGCATCGGACCATCAACCACCCCGTTCCCGTCATAGACGTCAAAGCTGGAGAACTGATCAACACCACGTTCAAGAATGAGCAGGTGCCGACCCGAAACTGACGCGCCCCCGATGGATACCGAGTTGGCGGTCGAATTGAACCAGTTCGGGTCATTCCCCCGACCAGCGACATTGACAAGGGTATAATCACCCGCTGGCATTTTATGATGGAACTGTCGAATATCCCCGCCATCCAGCGGGATATCCCATGCGCGTTGAACCGGTCCGCCACAGTTATGGGTGATGGTTGAGATCTGCCCGACCGTGTGGGAATCGATCAGGACGAAATCCATTCCGGCAAGCGGGCTCGCACGGCGTACAAAATGCTCGCAAGTTCCCTGATATTCAGTGTCCGCGCCAAGCGTGAAACCATTGGTGGTGAAGTCCAAGCCATCAGGGTCAAAAATCTGTACGCCATCAATATGAGGAGCCACAGTGTATTGCGCTCCGCCGATAACGACATTCAATCTCCAATTTGAATAAGCGTCACGGCGCTTTGAAAGCACCAATGTCTTGTTGATGACACAGTTCCAAAGCGACGTGACCGCGCCGCCGCCGATGGTAATCGGTGCTTGGACATAGCGGGATGGGTCCGTGATGACCGGACAATCCGCCATGTCCCATTCAAGGGTATCTGCGCCGTCAACTGGGTGAAGCATGTCATCGAGTTGCGTGACGACTTTCACCGCGCCCTCGTTCAAACCCGCCTTTGTGCCGCCTACAAAGTAGGGTCCGGCGAAAGGCAAGGAAATCACGCCTTGTGGAGCGCCATTCTTGAAGAACTCAACAGTCTGATTATAGGCATCAATCAAAACGCCCATTCGGTCGGTTGGGAAGGTCGGGTGCCCCCAAGACGCACCATACGCTGACCAAGCCCCGGAAACGTATTTTTGCCCGTCAGTGCGGTAATGCACGGTTTGTGCGGCACTGTTGAAATTCGGGTCATTAGACACCCGGAGACTACCGGAGTTTGAATTCCCGTAACCAATTTCAAACTCAACCTGGACAATGCCCTTTTTGATCGGATGCGATACCGCTGCATGAGCGGAGTTGTTGGCGACTACCGTCGCGTTTCCGTCGGAAAACGCACCTGCATCGCCTGCAACATGAGGGTCATAGTTGATTTTATTATTGGTCGGGGTGTCGGCGACCTGACGGACGTTACCTACAACCTCAAAATGATTGAGGTTCTTGACTGCATCGGTGGTCTTTTCATAACGGTCCGGGGAGGTTGCGTTACGGACGTGAACTTTGTGCAAGGTCAAACCATCGGTTCCGGTGCCCGCATATTGCGGAAAACGATTGGTGTTACCAACCGGATTGGGCATAAAGCCAATCTGCGCGGTTTCGCTTGTTGCAATTGCAAGCGCCTCGGCCTGACAAAGATATCGACCGTCTGACTGAAGCGTACAGGAAACGTTTGACGTTTGGGTACCTGCACCAATGACTGAACCATCCCCCGACAGATCAAAGACCGCATAGGCTAGACTGCCAAACTGGGTCGACCCGAACGAGATATTGAATTCTGTGAATTCTTCCGGGGACACCCAAGACTTTGCGACGTAACTCTGTCCGGCAACGACCGGCACCCCGTCCGTAATGTAATGGTAGTCGTTCGCGGTATTCGGGACGAGACGGTTTGTGCCCGCGAGATTGATACCGTTCGCATTCCAACCCGACGAAAAATCCTCGCTCCCCGCAACGAGGTTTTCCGAGCTAGTGTCCTTCCCCATGTCTGCAGGGTCCGCAAAATCAAATCGACGGCCATAGCGACCATATTGACCCTGATAACGCTTTGGCACGAAGACGCCATCGGAATTGAAATACCCGAAATCCTGCGCAGACAAGCCCTCTGCCGCGTCCCCGGTGATGATATCGACCGATGCGAGTTTAAAGCTGCTATTCGAGGAAATCAGACCACCGGTTGAGGTGATGTTTGCGCCTATCGCCTGCCAACGTTGCGGGTCTAGAAGGTAAAGGGAGCCGCCATCGGCCATCAGGTTTGTATCAAGTGGATAGGTATATCCGCCAATTGTGAATTCAGCCCTGTTCACCGCAAGCGTTCCGCCCGTGGTATCGACCGTGATCAGCACGTGCCCCCAAGCCGCAGCGTCTTTATGCTCGGCTTCAATGGAAGCAGTGTTGACTGTGGCGCCGTCGCCGCGACCTATCTCATTGGACATAAGCCACTGGGTAGCAGAGGCCGAAATACCGGCAGTAAGGAGAGGGCCGACCTTGCTGCCAGCCGATACATTTTTCACCCAACCAGAAAAGACAAACTTGTAGCTGGGAACAGCTACACCGGGTGCGCAACGCAAATAACCCGGATTTTCTGAGCTTGCATTCAGCAATGCCGCGAATTCGATCAACTCGCCGGGGTCGCCGCAGCCGATCTTGGCAACACTGTTTTCCATCAACAAAGACATGATCAGGCCTCCGGGCGATGGGTGATCACAACGTCGATCACATCATCCGCGCCGTCATACTGCAGATGGCAAAGACTGACTGCATTGGGCTCGTAACTCACTTCACCAGTGACGCGGTATTTTGTACCCCAGTCAACCGCACGGTTGCCCGTGGCGTCCTGCGTTAGCTTGATCATGGCAGGGCCTGCATTTGGGATTGCTGCGGGGTTGGCGATTACGATCGCGTCGGTCAGCGTGTGTTTGAACCGACTGCGGGTGGCAGGGTCGAAGGATGCAGTGTTGCCTGTAATCGTTAGATCAAGGAACTCGGTGTTGAAGCCTGCTTCTAGTACACGAGGTAAGTTGTATCTCAGGAAATCTGGGTGGGAGTTTTCATCCGCATTATGACTGTCGATGCTGTCTCCAACAAACTGTCGGGTTGCCAACACAATCGCGGGATCGACCTTGAGTTCAACAAGTTCGGTGTTGCTGTGTTCGAGGATGACACGCAGATAGAGATCCTTGCCAACACCGGATTCCAGAACGGGCTTGAACGTTTCTGGGTAACGGATAATTGCGATCATATCGCCGTCTTGGTCAAACAATCCAGCTTCGCGAACATACCAACCGCCCTGATTGGCGGGAATTACAGCTTCGATCACCAACCATGACGGATTGTTCACGTCGACATTGATAGCATTTACTGCAGCGCGGAAAGTTTCGTTCTTCAGTTCTGTTTGTGTAGCGGTTGGGTTGTAAGCACCATCTAGCCCACCGTCTCCAACAGCAAAATGGGTCAGAACAACAGACTGTCCAAGGGCAAGCGCGTTGGCCATCTTGGCAACACCAATATTGGTGAAGATCGTATAGTAGTCGCTCATGCCATGGTTCCTTCGGGATAGACGGTTGCAATCTCAGCGCCATAAAGCCCAGCACCAAGGAACGGGCGGGCGGTTTGCACTTCGCGAGAGGTGATCGCGTAGGGGTAAATTGTCGTGTGCTCACCTGTGACCAGTGCCGCACCAAGAATGGGTGCGGTCGTCATCTGCTGGAGATAGATCCGCAAGTCATTAAGGTGACTTCGGACATTCTTGGTTGCCATGATGGTTTCAAGGATCTGGTCGCGTTCCTGATCCGTTAGACCGCGTGAGACCGTTCCAACCTCAACTCGAAACGTGAAAGGAGCCTGTTGCGGAGCATCTTCAAACCATTCGGTGATTTTGATCAGATCAAGGTCCATGGCCTCAAGGGCACGGCGGATCGCACCCCGCGTACCCTTGCGACGGTGTACATCGAAGCTTTCGGTAATGACCTTGCGCTTAACATCTGTCGGCCATGCAGGATCCCACGTGTCGACGGAAAAGGACCAAGCAAGCCAAGGCAGAAACGCTTCAGGGCAGTGATCAGGATCCCAAAGCGTGTCGATCACCACATCAAGGGTATCGATATGACTGCCCGTTTCCTCGATCGAGGTTTCAATTGCGGTCTTGTTCGGCGGCAACACGGTGGTCATGACTGTCCCCCGACCTGAACGCTAAATCCGGTGCAGAGGGGGAACTGATTATCCGCTGGTGCGATTTCCGCGAACGCGGTTTCACCGTCACCCTGAAAGATGACAACTTTCTGCACACCATCCACACGGGCAGCTTTATGCAAGCCATCAAGCGTTATCGGCTCCCCCAAGCGCTTCTGCTGGGCAACAAACGCTGTTAGGCCTTCGAGAGCGGCAGTGCGCACGATCTCCGCATCCGGCCCTCCATACACCGTTAAAACGGCAGAAAATGCATATTCGACTGCGGTAGCTGCCTGGACGGTGACCTGATCGGTCAGAGGGCGCACGTCATCGTTGGTCAGGGTGGCAATGACATTGTCGAGAACTGCTTGATCCGGGACGCCGCTTTCCGTGCTGGTCATGACACTGATCACCACGGATCCGGGGGTGGGGCTCGCCACGTCCACATCATAGACAAGTGGATCCGCAGAAAGAGCGTGATAGCGATAAGCACCAACAGGACCGGCGACACTCAGTGCTTCGAATGCAAGCAGTATCCGGCCACGCAGGGACGTATTGCTTTCCATGACGGGATCAACAGGCGGAACAGCGCTTGGATCACCTGCTTCGATCGTTTTTCGCGTAACGTGATATCGTGCTGCAATGTTGTCGAGATCCGCACCCTTGGCGGTTGCGATCATGCAAGCACGCGCCGCATCATTGATCCGCTGTCGCAGGATGGTCTCGCGAAAGGCGGATTCCTCAAGCAATTTGACAATCGGATCGGATTCCAGTGACGGATCCCAATCTTGAAGAATATCAGCTTCAGCAAACAACTGCTGTGCCTTGGCCTTTCTATCTGCCAGCAGTGTTTCAAATGAAATTGTCTCGATAATATCGGGGGAAGACAGCGCCCCCAGATCGATAGCATCAAATCGGGTCGTCATGACTGCCCCCCGAGACCAACACCATACGTGACGGCTTCGCCATCATCCTTAACGATGCCGGTCAGATTGATGACGGACTGACCATCCATTCCGGCAGACACAGAAGCCCTTTGAAGATCGAGGCGGGGTTCCCATCGCTCGATCGCCTCAGCGGTTGCCGCAATCATCTGCAGCGCGCCTGATGGGTTGGCTGGGCTATCCACAAGATCAAAGACGTGTGATCCGTATTCACGGCGCTTTACACGCGTGCCCACAGGGGTGGTCAGGATATCTTCGACCGATTGTCCGATATGTTCACGCTTGGTCATCTTCTGGCCAGTCTGCCGGGACATGCCATAGGTCATTGATCAATCCCCCACCGTGAAGGTTTCAAACCCTTGGGCAACCAGTGACCCGCAAGCGACGGGATCGCCCACGCGACCCAACTCCTTACCGCCAACAGTGAAGCGCGGCGCACCTGACTGGAGAACAGATGCATGAGTTTGCGGGATGTCGGGGCAGGTATGTGCGCCCCACGCATGCCCCTCGCAATGCACCGGGATCCCGCCAACGGTGAATTTGGCATTACCTTCGACGGATCCGCGTGGCGGCCAGCAACCATGACCTGTGCACAAATGGCCCTGAAGGGTGACGTTCGGCATCAGATACCGCCCTCCTGTGCATGAATATGTGCGGCATCAAGCCAAAGATCACCGAGACACTGGATACCGATGGCACCATCCGCCGACACTACCAAGTCACCACTGCTGTGAAGCTCTAGCCGTTTGTTGCTGGTGTTGTAGGTGACGGTGGTGCCATCGTTCCATTGCACCATATCGATCGCGCCGTCGGTCGATACGGATGGCAAGGCATCTGAATAGAAAACTTGCAGGATTACGCCGTTTGCAGGATCTCCGCTTGGAGACCCGACAAGGACTTGCGTGCCGTTTCTCAGGTGATTGGTTCCGCGATAGTTCTTTCCAACCGACCCCGGAATAGGGATCCATCGGCCCGGTTCACCATCATTGATGGACACCTTGGCGCGTGCATTGGCATGGTCGACATCAACAATGGTTCCGATGGCGATCATGTTTTGAAGAATGCGAAGGATTTCGGCGATGTTTTCTGACATGCGCAGATGATGACCATACCATCAGAAGGTGGTCATCGGGTGGCTGGTTGTTTGCAAATCATGCAACCAATGAAGGCTATTTCCCCGAAACAATAGCGTCGATCACCTTTTGCCGGATTACATGCAGATCTTCTGTCGAAATCCCCAGCAAAGGTCGTTCAGGATATTTCACCTTTGGCCCGCCTTTCTCGACATAGTCAACGCCACCATAGTGATGAACCGATGCGATCTGGGCTGTTTTCCCCTTGAAGCCCACTGCCGCATGTGACGGTGTGCTTTCGATCCGCATGCGACGGGCCTTGCGAAATCCCAGCATCATCTTCTTGGCCCCGCGAATATTGCCCTCACGATCGGGTTTTCGTGGTTGCCATTTATTCCCGTCAGGATCCTGTTGCTTCGTGATCCGTTGCTGGTTTCTGCGGCGCACCTCTCGGGCAATGTCGCGCAAAAGCGTCTTTCGGCCAGCAGGTGACAGGGCACGGATTGCGCTTTCAATCCATGCGTCAAACTGTCGGAAGCCGTTAAATTCGGATTTCGCCATCAGTCAAGATCTGGATAGAAATTGCCCATATCGATGGCGCGGACATCCGCGTCGGGCTGATGATCAAGGTTCGTGCCGCCATCGACCGGTTCAACCGTGATGGTGTCAGAAAGTTCAATCTGGATAGAAACATCTGCGGACTTGGTGCTGATAACATCAACATGGAATTTAAGCGCTTCCTCATTCCTGTCTGGAACGTTCGCATCAATCCAGTCCGTCATCACAAACAGCAGGTTTTGTGGATCCCCGGCATAGTCGGTAATGATCAGGTGCGCGACATATTGGATCTTGAAGTTGCGGTTCTGACTATCCGTCCCCTGATAGGCAACTATGCTACCTTTTTCAGCGAAGGTCAGAAGGTCTCTTGCCTTGATATCAAGGCCGCTTGCCAGAAGATGGTTCCGCGCATCAGTCAGTTTCTGCATTTTGGGATTCCTGCAGTTCGCGGATGCGCTGGTTCTTGCCAAAGCAATCGTCGTGGGCATCGATCAGGTCGACAATCAGGCGACCGACTTTCTGATCGGTGACCGGCGGGGATGGCATTTGTGGCCGTTCCTTGCAACTGGTCAAGGCGGCTGGCACATCTGTGCGGACGGTTTTAATCTTTGTGATCGGCGGACTGGATGCGCAGGCCGTCAATAACGGCATGAACAGCAGGGCCGACACACCCATCATGCGGTGCATTGTCAATCCTCGATCGGAGTTCGGTTAACTGATCCTGGACGCCTCTGCGGCGGTCCTGTTCGGCTTTGATAGCGGTTTCGATATTTTGCTGGCGGCGCTTGTACTCTGCGACTTCAAGCGCGTTTTCCACGTTCGTCTTCAGCAGGTTCTCGGCTTTCGATTGCGCTGTTTCCAATCGCGCATTAACGGTCTGAAGTCGCATGGCCATGAAGCCAACCACCACAAGCAGGGCGACGCCTAGCAAGAGCTTCCATTTCGAAGCGGCTAACCTGAAAATTCCAAGTCCAGGCATTTTCATTCCCCCAGAACCATTAATTGCCAAAACCGCCAGATCTTATCGACATAGTCGATGGTTTCGCGGCTGTGACGGCCCGTTACATCGGGAAGGCAAGTGATGATGCGCGGATAAAGGTTCTCGCCACCACACAGGGTTTGCGCGGCAAGGATATTGCCAATCCCACCGTTGTAGCTGGCAAGTGCCAGACTATGCCGGTCCTGTTCCGGTCGCGGGGCTGACCACTCCGCACGCAGGCGGCCCATGTAAAACGCGGCGGCCTCGATCGCCAGTTCAGGGACAAAGGCAGATGCCCCTTTCGGAAAACCTAACTGTCGGGAAACTTGATCCCAAGTTGCGGGCATGAACTGCGTTATACCCATGGCACCAACCGGCGAGACGGCATCGACCTTGAACCGGGATTCCTGCCAGCTTTGCGCCTTCAAAAGTCGCCAGTCGACACCGGGCATGAACCGTCCGGCTGCGCTTCGGAAGTCCCGATCAAACTGATCAGGAAAGGATGAGGCCGAACATGATGCAGACGCCCAGATAGACGCGACCATGAAAATCAGAAACAGCCTGATCATTTGCTTTCTCCAGCCAATCGCTCATATCGAAACCCAAGGCGTGGTTCACTAGCCACATCGCCAAACGCATGCAAAGAAACGCGACAACAGCCTGACCAAGCTTCATGCCAAATGATGCGAAGATAATGTTCTCCATTAGCCTTTTCCTTGTGCCTTGATGTTCGCGGCTTTCTGGGCCAACCGGTAGTGTTTGTGCTTGTAAAACCAGTTCAGAAAGAACGTCAGAAGCGCGACGCCGACCGACATCACAGCCAGCTTGTCGTTGGTCGTCAGCCCTGTCAGAAAACCAGCCCCAGAAGCGGCATAGGTGGTGATCGTCGTTTTATCCATCTTCAGTCCCACAGGTTCACGCCACGTTTCGGTGTGACAGTTCGTTCGGGAAGTTTCACCTGCAGCCCGTGGGGCAGGTGGGTGCCATGTTTTGCCAAGCCCGGATTTGCTTCGAGGATGGCTTCGACCATCGTGCTGTCCCCGTAGTGCCGGTAAGCTATCAGATCGACTGTGTCGCCCTGTTGGGCGCGTACCGCCTGCATCAGATCAGTTCCACCGTGGTGCGTTTGCGGCCCATCAGGCGGGCGACGGCCTCATTTGAACTTTGCAGCCATCGATCGGATGTGGCTTCGAGCGCATCGGCGCGATCATGGCCAGACTTGGTGCTGTCATAATCACGCGTGGTATCAACCATCATCGAACGCACCCGGTAACAAACAGCGGTCAGGTACCAGTGGGTTTTTTCGCTGATTTCGCCATATGCCTTGGCAGGAACATCGGCCAGTTTGGATGCTTCCTGCGCATCAACCCAATCGGCAAGAACCGCATTGGTCTCCATGATTGCATCTTGGGTGGCAGCGACGATCCGGTCGTTGCTGAAAATGTCACTCAGGCCGGTGCGTTTGCGCACGGCATCCAGTTCGATATCCGGGAAAAATCCATCATTCGGGATGATGTCATCACTGGCGGCTGGATTGGTAGACGGAACAAAGCTGCTCATGATTTCATCACCCGAAATGAAGGGAGGCGGGCGACGGCGAAAGTTGGGACATCGGATAAATCCTAGACCCTTCCTCCGCGCCGCCGCCGCGCCGGGGGGACCACGTTACTCGGAAGCCTTGTTCTCAGAGGCTTCCGCGATCTGTTTTTCCAGCTTGTCGATGCGACCTTTGACACCGCATTTGGAATTGAACTCCAACGCGGTCTTGAAATGATCGAGTGCCTTGACCGGATCCTTCTCTTCCAAGAGAAGGCCTGCAGCTTTGTGCGCTTTGGCGCGGACTTCGTCCGGCATGTCGTGATCTTTGGTGAGTTCGACCGCTTCAAGCAGAACGTCAAGCTGGTCATCGGTCGGTTCGTTATCGGTGATAACGTCCAGGATCATGGCTGCGATGTTGCTCTTGAAGCCTTCCGGCATGGTCATGCCGTTATCAAGCGCATATCCAGCGATCGGAAGTGCACCTGCGATATCACCGGCATCAAGCCGCCAAAGCATGATGGTGACAAGGATATCATCCTGATCGCCAGACTGCGCAGACAGCACCCCTTCAACATAGGGTTCATATTCCGGTAGAAGCTCGCGCTTCACATTGGCCTTTTCGACCTTGCTTTGAATGGCCTTCAGGATCGCCTTGTGGCTACCAAGCAAGGCGCGGAACTTTGCGGCGACACCGGCCTCAGCCGGAACTGCTGCAGCACCGGTTGGTGCTGCAGCCTGCTTCGCCGCAAGCGTTTTTTCAAAATGCATGCGTGCGGGGGATTTCATTACGCCCATCCCCCCTGACCATCTGGCAGAAGGATGTTGTCGAGGAAGGCGCAAGCACCGAAGTCTTCGACAACATATGCCTCATTGACAGAGTTGAAATCCTCGACGCGATCGCGCTTCGGGTTGTCCATAATCTGACGACGGCGGCTGCCAGACTGCCAATAGATCGACAGGTTGGACCGCTTGGTGATCAGAAGGCTGCGCGTCGGGAAGAACGGGACGCCCATACCCGGAAGATTGCCAAGCGTCTTGTTGGCCATCAGGGTGCGCAGTGCATTTTTTTCGGTCGGTGCATCGTTGGCATTGATCAAGCCGAGATATTTGTCGGCAAGAAGCGAACGACCGGTGATGGCAACGAGTTCGCTGTCTTCACGGTACCACGGATCAAGCAGTTCATTCGTGGCATCGAAAACGGCAGCGTCCATGTTTTCATAGTCGCCACCCGCACCAACCTTGATCCCGTCAAGAACACGTTCGTTGGCATCGTTGCGGATGTGCTGAAGCCAACCAATATTGACATCCTGCAACATCGTATTGGTCGCAATGTCGGTTTCGGCAGCAGCGGATGTGCCATTAAAACCAATCATCAGACGGTCACGCGCAATCTGTTCGATAACCTTGTTGCGCAGCCGCGATTGGAAATCCGGGAACTTCGCCCAAATGTCCATCTGTTTGTAGGTGATATAGGTGTCGAAGTCGGTCTTCTTGGCTTCGTAGGTTTTGCCGGTCATATCACCGACAGCACGCGGGGAACGATCGTTGTCAACGGTGTTCGTGCGGCTGGCAATCGGGCTGTCAATGCCAATGCCGATCTTTTCGCCCGACATTTCATCAACAGGCAGGATGTTGATGTCCTGGAGGAAATCAGCACTTTCCTGAATGCGATCTTCCATTTTCTGTTCGATGGAAGGTTCAACAGCAAATTTGACAGTTGCATCATCAATGCTGTTGAGGGCCGCAATCTGGGCCGCATAGGCATTGAACTGGCTGCGAGTGGTGTTTTTCATCGGATTTCCGTTCTGTTGGCAGAAGAAAAAGGCCGACTGCTGATTAGCAGTCGGTCATGTTTTCGGACGCGGCCCCAGTGGATTTCTGGCGTTCCGGGGTGGCGGGTTCCTTCGACAGCTTCGCGGTCAGATCGGTAACGGTCTGGGTCAGCTTGGTGACTTCCGCCTGCAGTGTTTCGAGATCCTTGGCACCTGCCTTGTCGCCCAGATCGGTAGACAGCGCGGTCACCTGCTCTGCAATGGCAAGGGTGGATTGCTCGACCTGGCTGAACTTGGCGTCATCGACCTTTTCTTTGCCCGACAAGATCTGTTTAACCTTGGTGAGCAGATCGAGGCCTTTCGACTTCGGTTCGTCTTCCGCCTCAAAGGCTTCAGCTTCGACGCATTCCGATTTCAGGTTGTCCGGCAGGGCACCCTTGTTCTGGGTTGCGAACTTGATGATCTCGGTGCCGAGCGATGCCGGACTGTCAGTGATAGCCAGACCTTGGCAATAGGCTTCGCCGGTACCGGCAAAGTTCGGGTTCAATTCGATCGACCAGTAAACTTTCTGGCGGGACTTGTTGAGTTTGATCAGGTCGTCAGTCGGGTCGATCTGGGCAAGCAGGACGCGATTGCCGTTGCCATCGTCTTCGGCCTTTAGCGCCAGTACGTCACCATATGCCGGGAAATCGCTTTGTGGGCGCAGGCTCAGAAGGTGTTCGCAGTTGATCCGGGCACCGTATTTGTCCGGGTCATAGTTCGCGGCCATCTGGTCGATCTGTTCGGGGGTGATTTCACGGCCATCAACGGTTTTGCCGGAAGTCGCTACGCGGAAAAATTTGGTTTTCATCGCTTCAGCTTTTGTTGGGTCAGGGATCGGCGCTATTTCGGCCAATGCTGCTTGCAAGCAGGCAAAAACATCAAATCCCCGGTGGTTGTTCGATGGGCAAACAACCACCCCGCAAATGCTGTTGTTAAAGTCCTCTGTAACTTGAGGGCATGACAGACACCGAAGCAAGCAAGCGCATCGAAGCGCGAAACCTCTACCATCAGGCATACAGTGTGGCCGAGATCTCGAAACGGCTGGAATTGCCCTATGGCACCGTCGATGCTTGGAAGCGTCGGGACAAATGGGACGACACGCCGCTTGTGGTCAAAATGGAAAGCGCTGTCGATGTCCGCCTGTTACGTCTGATCGCCAAGGAAGACAAAACCGCCACCGACCTAAAAGAGATTGATCAGCTTGGCATCCTCCTCGAACGCACGTCGCGGATCCAGAAATATGACCGTACCGGCAAGGAAGCGGACCTTAACCCCAATATCGAAAACCGAAACGAGGCCAAGAAACAGAAGGCCAAGGCCAAAGGCAAAAATGCCCTGACCGATGAACAGGTGCAAATGCTGGTCAAGGCTTTTGAGGACGGGCTTTACGGGTATCAGATCGACTGGGGTGCGGCGAAAAAGTACCGTGAACGCAATATCCTTAAATCACGCCAGATCGGTGCGACATGGTACTTCGCCCGTGAAGCCCTGATCGATGCCATCACCACGGGTGACAACCAGATATTCCTGTCCGCATCAAAGGCACAGGCGCACGTTTTCAAACAATACATTCTTGATTTCGTGCGCGAAGTGACCGGGGTGGAATTGAAGGGCGATCCGATTGTGCTTTGGAATGGCGCAACGCTCTATTTCCTCGGAACCAACAGCAAAACCGCGCAATCCTATCATGGCCATGTGTATCTGGATGAATATGCGTGGATCTCGAAATTCCTTGAATTCCGCAAGGTCGCGTCGGCCATGGCGACGCACAAGAAATGGCGGAAAACCTATTTTTCGACACCGTCGACCATCAATCACGATGCGAATTCCTTCTGGTCCGGGGAATCCTTTAACAAAGGCCGCGCCAAAGCTGACCGCGCCGAATTCGATGTATCGCACGAAGCCTTGAAACACGGGGCTGTCGGGCCAGACGGCCAGTGGCGACAGGCCGTCACGATCATTGATGCAGTGGAATCCGGTTGCGACCTGTTTGATATCGACCAGCTAAAGCGCGAATATAACGATCAGGATTTCCGCAACCTGTTCATGTGCGAATGGGTTGATGACACTGCCAGCTACTTCCTGTTTGACGAATTGCGCAAATGCATGGTCGATGCTTGGGAAGTCTGGGAAAAGGACTTTGCACCTTTTGCCGACCGACCGCTTGGCAATCTGCCGGTTTGGATAGGCTATGACCCGTCTGAAAGCGGTGACCAAGCCTCAATCACGGTCGTGGCACCGCCGCAAAGCAGCAAAGGCAAATATCGCGTTGTCGAAAAGATCAACGCCACCGGATCCGATTGGGCTGCACAGGCCGAAAGCATTCGCCGCCTTACACAGCGCTACAATGTTCAGCATATCGGGATCGATGCCACCCAGATCGGTAGTGGCGTCTTTCAGCTTGTCCAGGCGTTCTTCCCGGCTGCCGTCGCGATCAAATATTCCGCCGAGGTCAAAACCCGTCTTGTCCTGAAGGCAAAGCATCTGATCAGCAAGGGCATGCTTCAGTTTGATCTTGGGTGGTCGGATGTCTGCATGGCCTTCATGTCGATCCGCAAAACAAGCACCGCGTCCGGTGGCCAGATGACCTTCGCGGCATCGCGATCCAAAGAAACCGGCCATGCCGATGTGGCGTGGTCCATCATGCATGCGATTGATCGCATCGACTTCCTTGATTTCAACGAAACCGGGGTTGCCGTTGGTTCAGACAGCCAACGCCAATCCATTGTGGAGATTTGCTAACATGGCGAAGGCAACCAAGGTCGACGCACCGGCCCCAGAAAACAAGTCAAAGGCCGAACTCTTCACGTTTGGCGAACCGGAGCCGGTTCTGAACAAGCGCGATGTGATGTCTTATTTCCATTCCGCCTTCAACGGATCCTATTACGAACCGCCAATCAGTTTTGATGGTCTGGCCAAATCGCTGCCATCCAACGCCCACCATGAAAGCGCGATCCGCTTCAAGGTCAACCAACTGGCGACGCACTTTGTTCCGTCAAAGTTCCTTAAACGCCACGAATTCACCCGTCTGGCGACCGATTATCTGGTGTTTGGAAACCTGTTTGCGGAACAGCGATTTTCGCGCATGGGCAATCTGCTTGAGGTGACCACATGCCTTGCCCGGTGGACGCGTGTGAAAAAAGATAATCGGTTCATCATGCTGATCGACGGCAAGGAACATGAATTTGAAGACGGTTCGATCATTCACCTGCAGGAGCCCGATATCAATCAGGAAGTCTATGGTCTGCCAACCTACGTCGCGGCCCTGCAGTCCGCTTGGCTGAACGAGGCCGCCACCCTGTTTCGCCGCAAGTATTATCTCAATGGCAGTCATGCCGGGTTTGTCATGTATGTGAATGATGCAGCGGCCAACCCCGAAGACGTCGATGCGCTGCGCAAAGCGATGAAGGATGCCAAGGGACCAGGCAACTTCCGAAATCTGTTCTATTACAGCCCAAACGGAAAAAAGGACGGCATCCAGATCATGCCGCTGTCCGAAGTCGCGGCCAAAGACGAATTCGCCAGCATGAAAAACGTCACCCGCGACGATATTCTGGCCGCGCACCGTGTGCCGCCGCAACTGCTTGGCATCGTGCCGGTCAATGCCGGTGGCTTCGGCAGCATTCAGGACGCCGCCGAGGTGTTCCACAATAACGAGATCCGGCCCATCATGGCGGCACTCGAAGGCTTGAACGACATGATCGGGGAAAAGGTGATTGAATTCCGGGATTATGTCGGCAAGGTCAAGGAAGCCTGACAGGCCGGTATTATTTCCGCCAATCCGAAAGTTGATCATAGGTCACAAGAACGACATCGACAGGGGGTGCGCCGCATTTTTTGCAGCGCATCCTTTTTTGTATCTCTCTTGGTGTATGGAACCCCATGTGGCGCTTGCAGATATCCTGCCAAAGCAAAACATATTTGCGCCGCCCGCAACTACACCTGCAGCCCAGCGCGGCAAACTTCTTGCGCGACCAAATGGTGAAAACTGGTGTGTCTAACTGATCCTGCATAGGGCCATCCTTTGGCCCTGTCCCAACCATCAATTATCAGGTTTTGGGTTCTGTTTCCAAGTTTCAATTGGGTTCTTGTAGTAATGAAAAGGCCCGCGTTTGATGAAAAACGCGGGCCTTCGGGCGCAATCAGGGAGGCAGTACCAGTCGAGATGCCCAGCTTTGCGCCTCGCCGGGGTTTCGTCAATCAGGTCGTGGTTGGATGGAAATTGGTGATGATGACCTCGCCGGTTTCTTTAGGCTTTGGACCGTTCAGGCTGTAGCGGGTTTTCACCGCCTCGATCGCGAAGCCGGAAAAGGTTTCCCGGACGCCTTCTGTGTCATTCAATGACAGGATAAAGCGACCTTTGATCTCTGACAGGATCCCGGCAAGCTGCTTGAAATCATCTCGACTGAACACTTCCTTGCCGTAATAGTCTTCAGATCCCCAATAGGGTGGATCGAGATAAAACAGGGTTTCGGGCCGGTCATAGCGGCCAATGAAATCCGCGTAGGGCAGGCATTCAATCACCACCCCGGAAAGCCGTTCATGCAGGTCATCGAGCATCGGCACCAGACGCGACAGATCAAAGCGCGATGGTCGTTCGGTCGTTGTGCCAAAGTTGCGTCCATCGACCTTGCCACCGAATGACAGGCGCTGCAGGTAAATGAACCGGGCGGCCCGTTGGATATCGGTCAGGGTATCAGGGGCAACATTCAGCAGGCGTTCAAACTCCGCACGGCTGGCAAGGTGGAATTTCAGGTAATCGACAAAATAGCTGTAATGTTCCTGGAGGATGCGAAACAGGCCATGGACATCCTTGGAAATGTCGTTGATCACCTCGGCACGCGGCGCTGTTTTGCGGCGCAGGAATATCCCGCCCATGCCGACAAACGGTTCGGCATACAGTTTGTGCGGGGTGGCTTCGATGCGTTCGATCAGGGTTTTGGCCAGCAGGCGCTTACCGCCGACATAGGGTGCAACCGGGTTAACAGGCGTGACGGGCACAAGATCAGCGGGGGCAGGGGATTGGACGGTCATTCAGGCAACCTTTGCATCAAATGAAAAAGGCCGGGTCATCCCCGGCCTTTGCAACCTAAAAAAGAATTTCTTTAGTTTGTTGGTTTTATGGTTGCATGATGCTCTGTCCAACCACTCAGCGGCTAGAACGGTTGCCCGTTGAAGGTGCCTTGCACCACGGTCATCAGGTTCGGATCACTGTCATTCAGCTTTCCCGGATCATCGCAGAAATCGAAATTTGGCTGCAGGATCGCCGTGCTGATGGCACCGGTGCTACTGGTGTTTTCCAGATAGACGAAATAGCCTTCCCGTCCTTCCAGAAAGACAACTTCAGTGGTGGCATGGATATAGGTCGCCATGGGCTGATGTTCAGCGGCATAGCTGTCTGCCGTGCGGGCGGCATTGTTCTCGATCCACTTCCAGTCTTCATATTCATGCGCTGCCGTCCCCGGCGCACACTCTGCGGCAAGAACGGGGGATACCATGACGCCACTTCCAATCACGGCAATAAGGGCGGCACAGGCCGCCTTGATGATCATGTTCTTCATCCGGACACCTCATTTCTTAATGGTTGATTAAATTATATGAAAATCCCGCTTAAATCGCAATGCCGGATAGGGGGTGCCGGGGGGTAAAACAGCCAAAAAATCGCAGTCTCCCCCCTCCGCGCCTTCGCTCTTTGGGTGTTGAAAATTCTGCAGTGCGTCAGGAGGGCTGAAGTAAGCGGCAGACTGCGCTTCCCAAGGATTTAAAAACAGAAAAAATTCTGCATTTTTCGGCACTGTTTTGCACCGAAGCCCTTACAGGGTGATTTGGCTAGAGGGCGTTCAAAGGCGCGTTTTTGGTTGTCGTGTCGGAAAAAGGTAACAAGCGTTACAGGTGGTGAATTTGTTGATTAAGTGACTGAACTAATTGAGTAAAGTGCATTACCTTAAAAGGTAACGCAGGGTAACATTTCGAACGGAAAAAGGTTACAGTATTGATATTAAAAGATTTTCTTTATTCATTTTGTAACCTCCCCAGAAGGTAACATCGTTACTGTTTGCAACTCCATTGCAACCTTTTCCTGATGGGTAATTTTCTTATATTTTATAAATAGTTAGATAGATGATTTATATACCTGTTACTCTTGTTACCTTTTTCCGATGGCCTCAGATTTTGGTTGAGGTCTACAGTGAAAATAGACTACTTGAGATTGTAGGAATGTTGATTTTCTCTGTTGCGATGCTTTGGGGGGGGTGATGAAAGTTCAGGAATTAGATGTCTGTATGATCCGGCTGGACCTTGAGAACTATCGGACATATCACAATGCTTCAGAGCCTGATGCTCTGCGGATGATGGTTCAGGTTCAAGGAAAAAAAATTGTTGAGCTTGCCGAAGACATTATCGAGAACGGCCTCTCGCCCATTGAAACTATTGCGGTTGTGCCAGAGAAAGATGGCTTCCATACGGTGATCGAGGGCAACCGGCGTATTACTGTGCTGAAGCTTCTGGAAAATCCTTCACTAGCTGGTGATACATCGGTCGAGAAGGCTTTTTCTCGTTTAAAGCCAGAATTCCTGAAAAATCCAATCCGCAAGATCTCCTGCGCGGTCTTCTCGGATCGGGAAACCATTATGAAGTGGGCAGATCGCAAACATGGGACTGGTCTCGGAGGTGCAAGTTTAGACCGTTGGGGCTACGTTTCCAATGCTCGGCGTAGCGCAGACCTTGGTGACTATAATCGATGGATTGCAGCGCTAGATTATTTGAGAGAGCAAGGGGACCCAATCGAGAATGCTGAACTCGAAATCGACCGTTTACAGATTGGTGCTCTGATAACCCGTATTTTCGGTAGTGAATACTTATCGAAGGGCCTTGGGGTGACCATCAAGTCTAATGGGGAAGTGTCCTTTGAAAATGGTGATGACGCGGCGGGCCGAAAACTTTTGAAGCAAATGATCTTGGATCTTATTGCTCGAAAACCAACTACCGACGAATATCGCTACAAAGAAGACTGGGTCAGATTTTTTAAAGAGTTTGATAGCCTGTCGGTAAAGAAAGGCGCATCCACTAGCCAAAATCCATCTGCGGAAACCTCGACTACTGACACTAATCCTAGTGGGGCTCGTTCAGGAGAGGGTGGTGGTACTTCAACGGACAACGATGGCGGAACCACAGGTCCTTCTGGACCCAAGCAATCAAATGATGATGGGAAGGGCAAACGTCGTCCAGCACGTAGGCGTAGCGACCGGACCAAGCTCGTCCCCAAGGGACGAAGATACAGTCTGCATATCCTGAATGATCGAATAAACGATTTGTATCATGAGTTGTTGGAACTGGACGTTTCCGAGAAAAAATCCGGTGTTCCAAATGTTGGAGCTATCATGATCAGGGTCTTTCTTGATTTGGCTCTGACGCATTATTTGTCGGAACTTGACGTGCCTCTTGACACTCGTTCCCAGAGCAGGCGCGGGGCATCTAGTTGGAAAGATATTGGCGTTTCGTTGCCTAGCAAGCTGAACGCCGCCTTGAAAGATCTAGACCCAAACAACAGCAACAAAACCCTTAAACCTGCACGACAAGCCTGCAACAAGGATTTCCATCATTCCATAGACGTGTTGCATGAGCGTGTGCACGACCTTGATGCTACCTCACCAACACATAAAGAAGTAATTGAAGTGTGGGACCGGTATCACCCATTGTTTGACCAGATCTTCGAGAAGCTAACAAACGCAGGGAAATAGAGCTGGCCAGCGAAATGGCCGTCGTTTAGCATATACTTTTCCCATGCATGGAGGTCGATCTTGGCCAATGCCTTTAATACTCCTTTGCGCTATCCAGGCGGCAAGGGGCGTTTGTCTCAGTACGTAGCGGAGCTCATAAAGCTCAACGGACTAAATGACGGATGCTACGCAGAGCCGTTCTGCGGAGGTGCAGGAATCGCTTTGTCAGTCCTTTATGGCGAGAAAGTGCGGAGGATACATCTCAACGACTTGGATCGTTCCGTCTTCGCATTCTGGTCAATGGCAGTTCTTGAGACGGAAGAATTGTGTAGGCGGATTTCTTCAATTCCTGTGGACATGGACACATGGCATGCTCAAAGGAGTGTTCAAAAGGAAAAGGCTAACGCCGACTTGCTAGATCTTGCTGTGTCGACGTTTTATCTCAATCGAACCAATCGATCGGGAATTCTGACCGCCGGTGTAATTGGTGGGCTTAAGCAAGCGGGAACTTGGAAACTCGACGCCCGATTTAACAAGAAAGATCTCCTGTCACGCATTGAGAAGATTGGCGTATATGCAAGCCGCATTCAGGTCACACAACTGGATGTTGTAGATTTTATCAACCAAGCGCCAGCGCTACTTCCAGCAAATTCGTTGATATATTTTGATCCACCCTATTTCAACAAAGCTGACCAGCTCTATCAAAATCATTTTAAAGCAGATGATCACAGAGATTTGGCAGAAAAAATCCAGTCAGAAGTTAAGTTTCCTTGGTTGGTTTCCTACGACAATGTGGATCAAATTTCTGAGTTGTACGCGGAGCGCGATCAGGAAGTTTTCTCCCTGCACTATAGTGCCAATGACCACTATGAGGGCACCGAGTTAATGGTCTTTAGTGACGGGCTGAAGTCTCCTGAAAAGGTATATGCATCTCGCGGAGTTGTTGCATAGAAAGTCAAGTATCGTGGGACACCCGGCAGCTAACATATTGAAATATTTAGAGCGGGTTTGGGCTTGTCGTGGGGCATATACCTGTTGATTCCATTGGTGAAATCTGAGTTTTAGGCTTCCCTCCGGGCCTACCAAGGAGCAATACTCATATAATATGAGTATTGCTCCTTGGTCCCAAACCTCCCAGATTTTCCGATGAAATCCCCCTAATTCCCAAGTTGTCATAATTCGGGGTGATAGTCTCTGGCGCGAACGCCAATCAAAGCCGTTCGGAAGGCATCACCGCGCGCTTTTATCGGGGTTTTACGCATTTTTTATGCCTGACATCGGTTCAGGACACATTTCTGCCATCGTATTTTTACGGCCCTCCCTCCTAGCCTGTAGCGGTTGATCCGAACACTACAGGAGTATCCCATGTTCGATCTGATCTATGCCGTTCTGGCATTGGGTGCCTTTGCCATGTGCGGGCTTGCGGTACGCGGCTGCGCGC